TTTTACAATCGGCAATTTTCCGGGCGGCCCTTCCGGCCCGATGACGCTCTCGCCTTTTGGGCCCGTTATTGATTGGCCGTCTTTCCCTGGAGGACCGCGATCTCCTATTTCGCCTTTAATGCCAATCCCGGGATCTCCCTTGTCTCCCTTCGGGCCGATGACGCTCTCGCCGGGAGGGCCAGGAGGACCTCTTTCTGGCGGCGGCAATTTCGCTATGGCTTCAGCGATCATTCGCATAATCAAGGATGGATCGGCGTCCTTGCCGTCCTTGCCGGGCGGTCCAATTTCTCCCTGAATTCCGATTGCGGCTTCACCGGCCGGTCCCGGCGGCCCCGGCGGACCGATGATGCTTTCGCCGGGAGGACCGACCGGCCCGACATCTCCATCCTTTCCATCTCTAATTTCAGCGATCTTTTCCGTTAACATACGCAACATCGACATTAGCCGCAGTTCGCATTCGCTGTTTTGCTTTTCGATTCTGAGGATTGCGGCCTCGACCTGCAGCTCGATTTCATGTTTCTTGCGATCGACATCGCGTTCGAGGCGAGCCGCAACGATTCCAAGTTCCTCTGCCAGTAAATCAGCCGGCGAGACTAATGTGTCTGGCATGCGATGATCGAAATTGTCTACGGACTCGTTCGGCATCGGTCATGTCTAGTTGGGGTTGCGATGACGATGGCGCGGCCGGCACGGGCGGCGGCGCATGCGGCGCCGGCGGCGCCGGGACTTTGCCGGCAAATTCCAGCGGCACCACCTGCTGCTGGACGCGAGGCGAATCGCCGTATGGAACGTGATCCAGACCTTCCTGCTCGCGCGCTTCGTTGGGAGCAAAGATCCCGCCCAGCACGCCGCGCGCCAGCGCATCGATGCGATCCTTGAAGGCAGAGCGCAGCAGCGCCTTGGTATCGAATTCAAGATATTCGTCGGGCTGACCCTTGAGATTGAAGAGGACGCCGAAAGCATCCTCAATATGATTGAGGGCAAAGCCGAGCCCCGACGCGACCCATGCTTGCATGAGCGCTTCGGTGGTGGCGTAGCCAGTAGAACCGCTGCCGGCGAGATTGCCGAGGCCGAAGATTTGCAGCGGGATACGGAACGCCAGCGCGATGTTCTGATAAGACAGCTTCATGATCTCGGCGAGCTCGGCATCTCTCGCCGGTATGGCCCATGGCTGCGGCTTGAGGCCTGCAGTGAGGATTGGTGTCTTTCCCTGATTGAGACCTTTTGATTGTTCGTCCCACCTGTCGCGCAATGCCGCAACCTGATCCTTGTCGAGAACCATGTCGGTGGTCAGCACCGCCGACGGCCGTGCCTGATTGAGGAAGAAGGCAATCTGGTGCTGCAGCATCGCATTGCCGGCGGCAATATCATCGGCCGTGCTCACGATCGGCGACTCGCCCATGATCGGATACGGATAGCGACGGTTGGCATTGAGGCGAATGTGCAGCACATCGCGCGCCGGCACGACAAACTGTTCGTTTTGTGCTTGCGCTAATCTCTGGGCGATAACCGCATTACCGGCCAGCCGATAGAAAATATCGCCGGTCACTGCCAGCTGCGCTATGGACATGTAAGGATTCATCAAATGCAGTTCGTCGATCTCGAAACGATCATTGCGCAGTGCCAGCGCATAGGCATTGCCATCCATGTAGAGTGAGCGAACAGCGTTGAGCATGAAATCGGAAGACGACTGATAATCGTTTGGGTGCCGTAAAATTCGTGCCAGCGCGGAAGTCTTGACTCGATCGCGCCCCATCCTGTCATTGAGCCGCCAATGATCGCCGGGACACATGGCAACCGTTTGCGCATAGGCCGAGATGCAGGCCTCGACCATGGCCGAGCGGGAAAAGTCGCCGCCAGTGATGGAGAGGCCAGTTTGCCACCAGTTTGTCGGCACGCCGTCGGGAAGAAATCCGCCGCTGATTGGCAAATAGTAGGGCCCGGGTCTCGGCTGACCTTCAACCGCGCGCAGCACCGTGCGTAACGTGCGAGCGACGATGCTGCGCGGGCTCATGGCTTCAGGTTTTAGGCTTTACCGTCTTGGTCTGATAGGTCGCGGGTTTTCCAGCCGCCAGATTCTTTGCTTGCTGGTTCGCTTGCTCGTTCGGGTCCGGACCTGAACCGTCATCTTCGTGTTCGTGGATATGTTCGCCCAAAGCTGAGCGATCGTTCTCGGCTTGTGTCGGCGTAGGCTTCGGTGCTGACATTGTTAGCTCCATGTTACCGACTGAGTCCATGCTACCGTGCCGGCCCTTCTTTGAACCCAGTTGAGCGGGAGGACCATGCGAAGGGCCAAGCTATCAGTTTGAAACAGCGAACGCTGCGGAGCGGCGACTGTGCTCGGTGATGCGACAAGTTCAAGTGGTGTCGTGTCCTCCATATGCAGCGTCGCCTGGTCTGAAATTTCCATACGCGGAGCTTCGCCACCAGCAACAACAAAGTCTGCAGCGTCAACCAGGATCACTGTCTTCGCCGGCACCGTTGCCGAGTCGATGATCGGGATGGTGTTAAGCGTCCCGCGCATGACTTCATCGCGGAACGGGAAGATGCCGGTGTTTGTCGCCATGCTCAACGAAGCTGACAATACATCACCCGGATTCATCAGCCATACCGGGCTGCGAATATTGCCGTAAGTGTTGGTCGTCAACGCCGTGATGAGTGCCTTGATATCACCGATCAAGGCGGCGAGGCCGCCACCAGCCGTGGCCGTTGTGACTGTTACGCCGTTGAGCAGGCCGGCCGGACGTATGGCCGTCGCCGCATTGGCATCGATGAGAACGGTATCGACCGCAACGCTGGTGTCCTGCTGGATCGCTTCGCGGATGAGGCCCTCGATTGCCGGAATCGAATGCTCGTTCATCTCGTGAGTCCAAGTCGAGATCACGGCGAGTTTCTTGGGCGTCAAGGTCTGCGTCGTGAATGCGCCCTGACGGACAGGAATGGCGAGACCTTCACCAACGAACGATCCGGCAATCGTCGGCGTGCGCGAACGCGTCGGTATGATGATCTTGCCGGTTCTGCCGAAGCTCAGCGACATGCCTTTTGCCGCCAGCCTGGTCAGGATTGCCTTCGGCATCAACAACGGCATGAGATCGGTATAGGTCGGCTGCACGAGCTCGGCCGCCCAACCGGTCACCGTGGTCATTGCCGGCGCCGACGCCGCGCGCATGACCAAGTCACACACGATCTTGGTTGTCTCGTCATCGCCATAGATTTTCTGGCGCACTTCATCAGGATGCCGTGCCCAGGATTTGGCGGCGTAGGTAATGACACCAGCGCGCACCAGGTATTCGACCGGATCAAGATCCTTCTTTTTGTTGAAGATATTGATCTCTGATGAGGCCGGAATCCGATGTTCCTGCGTCGAAGTAAACACCGTCGTGCTGAGTGCACGGCTGCGGGTTGTCCCGTTGCCGTCGAGCGTCTTCATCAACACCTTTTCAGAGTCCATCAGCATCGCATGCTTCTTCTGGTTGCGGGCGATGTTGGCGTTCAAGGTACTGATCTGTTCCGATTCAGCATCGCTGACATCAGTGTTATCCATCTTTTCGATGAGTGCCGTTAGTGCGTCCTGATCTTCCACGATCTGCGTGGCAAGATCATTGATCTGTTGGCCAAGCCCATTCATGGGTTTGTCCTTTCTCTTAAATGACGTTTCGGCTTGCCCGCCGGTGATCCTGCGCTGCGCGATTCCCGTGTCCTTGTTGCCTTGCCCGGCGAACACAAAATCGATCGTTGCAGGAGAAATCTTCAGACTTTTCGCGACAGCCAGCGCGTTGGCGTTGGCCGGTATGGCCACCAGCGACGTTTCCACCAGCTCTTGCTTGATGTAATGCAGGCCGATGCCCTTCTCGCGCGGCTTGCTCTCGATCGAGCGGAAACCGACGGATACGGCGCGAAGGATGCCGGCTTCAACTAACTTCCGGATCTCATCGATACGCTGCGAAGTGCCGGCCGGTGCCAGCTCCAGGTGGCCGCGAAGCGATTTATCTTCTATTCTAAGATTGGACCATTTGCCGATGGGAAATTCAGGATTATGCGAAAATAACGCGATGGGATTTTTCTGAAAGCTTTTAGTATCCCAACCATCTGCCGAAATCACATCGCCCATGCGATCAATTGATTCGTCGGATAATACGAACTCGAAGCCTTCCGACGTCTCAGTATGGGTCTTGTGAACGATGCCACGAGCTAATTTAGCGTCATCCCACATCATTTGGCATTCATCTTCATCGTATTCAGCTGTGCAGCGATCCATGAAATCCTCGCGATCCTCATCCATCCGCGGTGTCATTTGTTTGGATTTGTTTCGATCGCGCCACATTGAATAACAAACGGCAATCGATTGATCTTGATCCTCGTCCGGATGCTCGTGCTGGCGTTCTTTTATGCAAGCCGACACGAAGTCGCTTTCATTGCTGTAGTCAGAAGGATTGGGCATTGCTGCCTCCTAGCATCTACAATACGCCAGCCATGAGCCATCGATCTGCTTGATTGACCAACTCTCGCTGTTTAGCGTTTCGAGCGCCTGCGTCACCTCGACACTTTCATTTCCTGAATCGTGCCAGACGATCACGCCCCGAGGTCTCACCAACGCGCGCGCCAGTTGTGAATCATGCGTGACGGCAGCTGCGCTATGATCGCCGTCGATGAAAACGGCATCGCACGGCTCGAGGTCATCGACAATCAGCGGTGTTCCTGCAATCAACAAGTAGAAGCGCGGATCGTCAGCGGCATAACAGCCGGGATTGACCGGCACCTCAGAGTATTGACAACTCATCGCTGGCTTATGATCGGGCGGTACGTCGATGCCAATATACTTTTCCAGTGACGGCACGTTATCCAGCACGCGCTTGGCGGTAAGGCCGGTATTAACGCCAATTTCGATCATCACCTTGGGTTCGACGCTCCGTACCAGCGCGATCAGCAGTTCGACTTCCCGCCAGCCGAGATATTCACTGAACGGACCCTTGATCGGCGTCGTGTAGATCTTGGCCTGCGGCACGCGCTCAAGTTTCATTTCAAATTTGCAAGAGCGCATTTAGCCAATCGCCTTCCGCTGGCTGACGACGAAATTCAATATTTGCATACCAAGGCGCGACCCAGCGCCAACTCGCCCAGTGCGACAGCAAGCCGAA